CCCAAACTGAATTGTCTGAAATAATCTTGATGTATTTCTGACCTTCTTTGACAACCAGTTTATCAGCGAACTCAGCAATGCGAGCATCTCGCCTCTCTTCTCCGCCAAAATCATTGACTTCAAAAGAACGAGTAGACCACCTCGCGTAGTCTTCGTTGATTAAGGTTAGTAGGTTTTCGATTTCTTTTTGCATATTTTCTCTCACTTCTCTCATTTATACGATCATGATCCCATATTTTGACCCAAATGTCAAGGGCCAAAGCGAAAAAAAGTGAAATTAAATATCCTTCTAAATCAACAACTTACCTATAATCTTGCTCTGGGTGAGTTTAAAAACTGGTTTACCCTGTTTATAGCCTCCCCTTTTTGCATCCTCTGACACTTTTTATGACTGCTGGCACCTATGGTTTCGCAGTATATGAGAGTATCATCTGTATTGTTCTTGAATGTGGGTGGTGGTTTACCCTGTCCGCTAGCACATCCCGCTAGCAAAATAATCGTTGCGAGACCAACCGCAATTTTCACTAGTTTTATTCTCCTTATATCTAGGGGTTATTGTTTACTGAATGCCTTACCAGCTTCTGCAATCCCGAAAGCACCCAATGTGACTACCACAAATGAAGTGTAGATTGTATCCGATATAGTTATATCTTGTCCCCAAAATCCTGTTACTAGGTCAACAATACCAAACGCAAGCATCATGATAAATGATGCAAATCCTATAATGGATTTCTCGTTGATATCGTTCTCGTCCCTAAACAAAGCACCAAATGAAAATTTTGTACTTGGTGTAGCGGCTTTGGTTGTCATCTTCAACTCTTTTGTGATTTTTTCCATTTCCCTAATCTTGTCTTGAGCTTCGTCAAGTTTCAAAATTAAGTCGGTGTATCTATCTAAATCAACATCTACTTTATTAGTTCCTGTGTCAATCGTTTCCTTTGCCATCTGATTCTTCTCCTAATGGTTCTTCATCATCTGACATAACAGTTCTATAATACACAATCACTTCTTTAGTTTCTTTCACGAATCGTTTAATCTCTTGCAGATTATACGCCATGAGCTCATAGTCTGGAACAGACATAGCCATAAAGACCATCTTTCCAGATTCCTTTTCTATCTTAGTAAGAAATTCGTCTAAATTTTTATCAGATACGACATACCACTTAGGTTCTTTCATATCGATGGGTCTAGGATACACAGGATGCTGTATAGGTATACGCACCTCTACGGTTTTGATTTCTACCTCACGCGGTTGTTTTGGTATTAAAGAACAACCACTAATTATCAGCATCAAACTCAAAACTGGAATCAGTTTCGAGGCTGTCAAATACTTCTTTTGTTGCATTATTCACCCTTGGTTCAATTAGGCCTGGTTTAGCAGCTGCAAGTTTACTAAGGTCATGTCTGCGGAAAATATCAAGGTATCTTGACATCTCTGCTTCAATAACAGCATTCTTTGAAGTCAACTCACCAAGCGCTTTAGCTTGTGTTTCGTATTGTTTAGACATCTTATCAATGGTTTCATTTTGTGTAGCAACTTGTAATTCCATTGCCATATTATATTCACGAAGCTCGATGAGTTCTGCCTGAGTATTTGTGTAATACAAGTACCCGACAAGACCACCAGCTAAAATGACACCAAATAATACTTTACTAATCATATTACTATTTATACTTTTATCTGACTCAAGTTCATACGAGAACCAAAATTTCCTTTATCAAATACTGGTTGGTCATCTTCCTGTCCAGAGTCTACCAGATTTTGTTGGGCATCTTCTAAATCATATAATCTCATCTTCGCCCTATCAACACCAATCATAAATCGTTTGTTTCTTGTAGGGTCACTATATCTGTTCTTCAATTGTTTGACCATCATATGACCTTGTTGTTCTAGTTCTTCTGTACTGATAAGGGCAAACATCAAATCAGCGGTTGCAGGCAGTCCAAAACTTTCTGAGGTATCTGTCAAATCCACATCACTATTGTTGAATCCACCTCGCGTGGTCTGTGTTGCGGATACTATTGGTAGGTCATACTCTACTGCTAGTCCCCTTAGTTCCTCAGCGATTGCCTTGACTATGGTATATGAGTTTGCACCAGCATTGTTTCTTAGTCTTTGACTTACACAAATATTTAGATAATCGATAAAAATTATGTCTGGATAAAAATTTTGTTTGAGTTTCAACTCTTCAAGAAGTGCTCTAAAATGTCCAGCATGAGCAGTTGCAGTAGGATACTCTTTAACAATTAATCTACCATCAACTTTGTTTTGAATTTTTTGAATACGGTCTGTGTACATAGACTTGGATAGGTCTCTCAAATCTTGCATGGAAACATCCATCATGTTTGCATCGATTCTTTCAGCGATTCTTTCCTCTGCCATTTCTAATGTAATATACAGAACATTCTTACCTTGGGCAATCATAGAAGCACCCACATGACACATGAAAAGAGATTTACCCACACCTGTACCAGCAAGAGCAATATTAAGTGTCTTGTTTATCAATCCACCTTCAGTAATCTTGTTGAAATATTCTAAATCAAATGGTAATTTTTCTTCGTGTCTGTGATAAAAATCAAATCGTGCTTCCGCATCACCAACATAATCGTGACCAATGTTATTATCAAACCCAACACTAAGAGCATCGGATAATATAGAAGGCAGAGCATCTACTGAATGGGTTTTATCCTGTCCATCGATAATCTGAATAGATTGCATGATAGCATTGTAAACTGCCTTGTCCTTACAGAATTTTTCTGTTTGGTCAATCAACCATCTTTCATCTTCATTGGTCGGACTAAGACTATTGATAAGTTCTTCACACTTACCATAAAGGTCTTCAGTAATTTTTCTATTATCTTGTAGTGCGATTTTGATTGCACTTTTTTGTGGTGGAGAATTGTATGCGGTAACATAATCACGCACACACTTAAATACCTCACGATACTCTGCATCTAAAAAATAAGATGCTTTTATATGTGCAATTGATTGTCTGACATAATCTTCGTTATGTATCAGATTCGATAGTATTGTCTGTTCTAATCTCATTATAAAAATCTTCCTTCACAATTTCGACACACTCCTCACAGAGATATGCTTCTCCAGAGTCATGTCGAAAACAAATACAAGCATCGTTCTCTAAGTCAATGCTCTTTTCACACCTATCACACTTCGGAGTAGGCATCCTTAATATCCTCTTCACTAACTTCTGACTGCATGATACTGTCAGCAGACATTAAGTATCTGTCTTCAATCCACTTGATGAAAGTTTTGTCACTAAGGATTGGAATCCAGAATTCTTTGTTGTATGTATCTTTAATTCTGACCTTCTTTGCATCATCGTCACCAGATTTCGCATACCATCCATTTGAAGGTTTGACCACATGACCAGACTCAAGAGCCATATCAAGGAGACCAGACCACTTGCTGATGCCACCTTCCCAAGTGACCTCGATGGGTATCCGTGACTTCTCGCGTACAAATCTTGACTTCTCGACATTAATAATAAAGTTGTATCCTACAACTTCCTTCCCTTCTTTTTCTTGTTGTCTACCAATGATAAAGATATTGTCAGCACTATAATATACACCAGTTCCCCCAGACACTACATCTTTGGGAAACAAGCCGATTTCTTTATAAGTGTGGTTTACAACCACCGCTGGAATATCTTTGATTGTTAGGTGAGGAGTCACCATACGAAACAGGGATTTCATTTGTTTTGCACGAGTCATATCGGCAACCGATTTACCATCAAGCGCATCATCAACTTCTTTACGCGAGGCAAGGTTACCTACTGAGTCCACAATAATAATTACTCGGTCACCTCTTTCGATACCTTGGAGTTGGGACATCACATCGTGCTTGAGTTGTTCTATGTCTGTGACAGGCGTGTGAACAACCCTATCTGTATCTATGCCGAAACTGTCGAAATATCCTTGAGGAGCGCCGAACTCTGAGTCATAAAATAACACCACTCCATCATCATATTTATCCAAATAAGATTTTGACAATAACATGGCAAAAGCAGTCTTGAAATGTTTGGATGGGCCAGCAAAAACTGTTAGACCTGTACTCAATCCACCATCCAACTTACCACTCAATGCCACATTCAAGGCGGGTACAGTTGTCTGAACCACATCTTTGTTGTTCAGAAATTTACTCTTGGATAAAACTTCAGTTTGTTTTATCGTTGAGTTCTTTTTTAATTTATCTAATGTACTCATATTCACTCCTAAAATAACGACTCCAATGTTGCTACTGGTCTAGTCTTCCAATCCAAACTGGTGACTATAGTAGTCAATGGGTCAATAAATGCTTTCTCAAACATTGTTTCATAATCAATGTAACGATGCAAATCAAACTCTTTCGGCATAAGACCATTCATCGCCACGGTATTTTCTCTCACATGATTAGGTTCTTTCAGATAGAGAAATTTAATCTTGTCACCATCTTGAATGGTTTGATACTTCTTCTCTAGTTTCTGAGTCCTAATCAAGTGATTGTAAACTAAGGCACCCCGAACATGCATCGGTGTTCCTTTAGTATAAACTGTTTCTCTTGAGGCATACTTATCAATGTTGTTACATCCGCGTGGGAAGGCAATTTCTTCTGGAGACATCTTAGAAAATGCCTGCCATGTATCCTCAACAAAATCCTGTAATTCTTTTTCATCCTTGTTCAAACATAACTCAACTG